GGTGGAATTTATAAAACTTGCATAAAAACTGCATATGAGTTAAACACTATGAAAGTTATTTAAACACTAATTTACAAATTATGAATAGTTAAATGGATTAACATAATGTATTATTTGACCTTATTGTTCTACGTGATTTTTGCACAGTATGTACTTATATAAGTATGAACTACCTTCACAAAAAAATAGCTACACCCTATCATAGTTTCTTACATCCAACATACATAAACCATAAACATACAGAAGAACAAAAAAACTCTCATTCTCTTTAAATAAGAAAATGAGAGATAAAATTATTAACTAATAAAGTTTATTTCTATGCACTAAGTTTCGCTTCACCATCAGTACATTTTAATTTTATGGTACTTGGAAAAATGTTCTCAAATGAATTATTTTTTGAAATCTTTTTCCATTGACTTAAAGTGCCTGTGTAAGTTACCTCTGTTAAATTCCTACAGTTTTTGAATACCCCTCTACCAATGAATGTTACACTTGCTGGAATTGTTACTGAAGTGAGATTCATACAAACATTGAATAATCCTTCTTCTAATGTAGTTAATTGATTTGGTAAAGTTACAGTTTTTAAATTATAACATTGTGAAAATGCTTGTGCACCAATTGAAGTGACTGTGTCTGGTAGGGTAATACTTGTTAAGGCTCTACAATTCCGAAAGGCTGAAACTCCTACAGTAGTTAAGGGCGTATGTGATAAATCCAATTGAGTAAGTTTTTCACAACTATCAAAACAGTTATCTCCAATAGTTTTTAATGAAGTAGGTATTTCTATATTCTTGAGGTCAACACAATCTAAAAAACAATACTTAGGCAAAGACTGTATAGAAGCTGGTATATTTATAGTTCCAATATGACTGGCGGCAAATGCACTGTCACCAATAAAAGTAATACTGTCTGGAAGATGTAAACTATTAAGTTGTCTTGTACCTTTAAATGCTGTATCAGATATTTTAGTCAAATTTTCAGACAAATTAATCTCTTGCAGTCTCGAACAATCTATAAATCCACCAGATTGAATTTCAGTAATTGTATTAGGGAGTGTCAAAGAAGTCAGTGCTGAACATCCTGAAAAAGCTTCAGGACCTATTACTGTCGTTTTTTCATTAAATGTGACAGAAGATAAATGATTACAACTTTGAAACATACGTTCACTCACATTCGTTGTATTTTCTGGAAATGTAAAAGACGTAAGTGCTGAACATCTATAAAACAGACCTGGTAGCAAAGTAGTAAGGCTGGATGGCAAAGTAATAGAGGTGAGTTCGGTGCAAAATCTAAAAGCCTCATTACCTATTTCGGTAACACTTTCAGGAATAGTTATTCCTGTTAACGATGATGCGTATCCGAATGCTTGATTTCCAATAGTATGAACTGTATTAGGTATTGTCACAGCTGAAATTAAAGCATTTTTATAGAAAGCGTAATCTTTAATTTTTTGAACACCTTCACTTATATTCAATTCAAGTGTTTCTCCGTCCCTAATAGGTCCTTCTATCATTACTCTTTCAATATTTAATCTGTACCCAGTAAAATCATCTGCACAATTCCCACCGAATTTATTGACAGTAGTCTTAATACCATCCTTTATTTTATTTAATTCGATTAATTTTTCTGATATAGTCATAATCATATATTATATATAAAATTTTTAAATTATTCATACATAAATAGTAGAATAATACGAATAAAAAAAGCGCACATGGAAGATATAAAAATCAACCATGTGCTACACACAAATAAAGCAACAATATTTTAATTATGACAGAACAGTCAAGACAACGCCAATTGAAAGAGATAACATAGATAAAAACATTAGAATAAAAAACAAACGTTTAAATAAGTAAATTCTAACACCTGATATTCTTTTCCGACGCATATATAGCCCATCAAATAAAATACCAAATAAACTGGTTATTAATGCAATAACAATAAATAATAAATTCATGAACTACTAATTTTTTAAATTTTTATTAGCTTCGGGCTTCATAGAAGAACGGCTTTCCAAAAGGTCTGCTCTTACTTCCTCTCCACCCGTGTAATCGCCAGTCCCTGACGATATGTTATTTAATCCGAAACGAAGGATATTGATAGCTGCATTAACATCACGGTCATGATGAGTATGACATTTAGGACACTCCCACTCACGAATAGACAAATCTTTAATATCTTTATTGACATACCCACAGACATGACATGTTTGTGAAGATGGGAAGTATCTGTCTATCTTAACTACCTTCTTGTCATTCCATTCTGTCTTATAGGTCAGCATGGAAACAAATTTTCTCCAGCTTGCATCAGTAATGGACTTGGAAAGGTGATGATTTTTCTTCATGCCCTTTATATTCAAGTCTTCGATGCAGATAGTATCATATCTTCTAATAAGAGATATAGAGCACTTATGCAAATAATCAGCACGACTATTGGAAATCTTCTCGTGAAGTCTGGCAACTTTGAGTCTTTGGTTTTCAAACCCTCTGCTACCCTTTTTCTTGCGAGAAAGATGCTTCTGTGCTTTAGCAAGTTTGTACTCATATCTTCTTGTGTATCGGTTATTCTTAAAAGTTTCTCCCTCAGAAGTGATAAGCAAATCCTTCAAACCCATATCAACACCAACTGACTTGCCAGTCTTCTTAAGAGGAGTTATATACTCTTCTTCCGTAAATACGGAAACGAAATATTTTCCGCTCGGTGTCTTAGTGATAGTCACCTTCCCTATTTTGCCTTTTATCTCACGGTGTACACGACATTTTATACCCTCTTTGAATTTGCATATGAAAAGCCTACCACCTACGACAGAAGCATATTGTGGAACCGTAAAGCTATTTTTGGAGTGCTTGGATTTGAATTTAGGAAATTTCGCACGTTTCTTAAAGAAATTGTTATAGGCTGTTTCAAGACTGCGGATAGCAAACTGCAAGGCTTGAGCATTTACTTCATTCAACCATGCAGTTTCTTCCTGCTTCTTTAATGTGGTAAGCGTTTTAGCCTGCGCATAGAAGGCATCACTCTTACCAGTAAGTCTATATTGTTCTTTACGTTGATTGAGAAAGTAATTGTACACAAAACGAGAGCATCCGAAGTGCTTTGATAGCAATTCAGTTTGTGCCTTATTTGGATACAATCTGAACTTGTATGTTCTGTTAATCTTTCTCATATCACTTGCAAAGATACTAATTATTTTGTGAATAACAAAATTTTTTCGTATAAATTTGTTATGAAAAAGAGCTACCATCACGAAAATAGACTATCATAGTACCTTACATCCAACAACCTAAAGACTTGTTGACTTTTATGATGCTTTATATAAACAGAATAATATTAATAACATTTAACATAAAATAATTGGATAAATAAAAATAATATTATAACTTTGCACCATATTAAAATAAAAACAATATATGGATATAAACGAATAAACAGTATATAGGATGTATTAATATGGAAAAAATTAATTTACAGAATTATATTGATGAAACAAATATAAATGAAGTAATGAGATTTATGTTCGATAAAATTATTAACAATGTAAGGAATTATGAGTAAAGAAATACTTAAAATTGATGATTACACTTCTTTCTTTCAGAGAACGAAGACAATAGAAAAAACTTTACAAGAAAAAATATCAGATAACCAAATTCAAATAAATGATATTATTTCATATTGTCAAGTATGTTATGCTTTAGGTGTTACTGATGCACAAGAAAGAATAAAAGATTTGAAATGGGATACAGACAATAAAGCATACGGATATAAAGTTAAATATGAAATTTATCCGATATATTTAGGTGGCGGTTATCTACTTTTCATTAATGACATTAAATATGGAAAGTTCAAAGGTCTCGATGAAGCAAGAGAAAAAGCACAAGAAAATTACAACTCAAGATTAAATGAATTATTCTATGGAGATGGAAATGAAGGAAAAGAAGAATTATAACTCTATCTTAGAACGCATTAATGACTACGTAAGGCGCAAAAGTAACTTCGGTGATACAATACCTACCAAAGATGCTTTATTCGCCTTAGAAATGAGCTATGGGGCTGCAACCAATGATATTATTGATAAGATTGGTAAGTTAAACTGGAATAAAGATAATGAAGTCTGTGGATATAAAGTATTCTATAAAATCAAAGAAATTAAATATGGCTTAGTAGAACTTTATTTTGATGATAAACTCCAAGCTGAATATAATACGGTGGAAGAAGCTAAGGAAGCAGCAGAAGAGTTTAATAAAGGTATGATAAGAGAACAAATAAATAAACAAGATGCAGCAAATGGATAAATTTCAAAGCTTTGAAAGAGGCACTTATGTTACTAATGGAAATATGAGTGGAATCGTTAAAACCTATTCACTAAATAGTGGTTACGATGTTAATGATAATGCGTTCTCACAATTTGGTAAATATATTCACCTATATATAGGTTTTTATCGTTCAACCAATTCGGGTAATGTGATAGTACTTAGAGAAGTGGTTGATTTTAATGATGGGTCTTTCCGTGGAATGGATGATTCTGAAATTAATGAATTTAATCAAATACTCTTGAAAAACGGATATATATGGGACCCCGATTCTATGAAAGTCATTGAAATGAAAGCAACAGCCTTAAAAGATAATAAAAAAGAAACAGAAATGGTTAAGAAAGAAACTGAGCAAAAGTTTAAGAAAGGTGATTTCCTTACCAGCATTGACGGAGATACAACATTTATTTTCATGAGATACCTATATGATGGGTGGTTATTAGGTTGGACAATGAAGTTTAATAATGAAGAAAAAAGATATAATTGCAAACTTGAAAAATTTAATCCAGCTCACCCTTGGGAATATTCAACTAATTATGACAAAGAAATTTTCTTACGTAGATTAAAAGATACATGTTATGTTTGGCATAATGATGTAAAAGAAATACGTAAGGAATATGAATTAGGAGATAACAAACTCAGGTGTGGTGACATTATTCATTTCAGAGACGGAGAAACTGTTATCTTCAAGGAAATAACTGCTGATAATCTCAAGATGATAGTTTGGCATGCGCCTGCAGATGGTAATGTCTTAGTGGAATATAATAGATATACACCTTGGAGATATGCTACAGGTGATGAACAAGATTATATTCTTGATATAATGGGTTCAAATGGATATGTATGGGATAAGGATGAAAATAACTTCTTCTCAAACCCAAGAATGATAGCAACTAACATTACTGATATTGCTGATGTTAGTTTTAAAGCAGTATCAATACCAAATGAAATACAACCTATCAATATTCCAGAAGGATATAGAGCAAATATTGAGAATGGAAAGATTTATTTCATTAAAGAGTTTAAAGATGGTGAATTTATCAAAACAAAAAATGATGATGCAATAGCAATCTTTAAAGAAGTCACAAATAGAGGAGAAATCATTGGACACGTTGAATACTTCAGAAGTAGTAATGAGTTTCTTACCGCAGAAGATATATTAGGACTTCATTTAGACCAATGGACACATGCTACAGATGAGGATATTAAACTATTCAAAGAGAAATTAGCAGAACAGAATTACAAGTGGAATGATGAGTCAAAGGAACTTGTAAATTTATTCTGGGCGCCTAAAGTTGGAGAAACGTATTTCTTTATTAACAGAAAGTTCAATGTGATTGAAGCAAAAAATATTAATAATGATGTACATCAACATCGTATATCATTACATAATTGCTTTAAGACAGAAGAAGACGCAACGGAACTCTTAAAAGAAATAAAGGAAATGTTTGTAAATTACAATGAGCAGAAATATGGAAAATGTTTTTAAGAATGGAGATATTATTACCAGTGTAAACACCACTGGTATCTTCAAAGAATATGATAAAGAAACAGATAAAATAACATTCTGGGCTGAAATTACATGGTCTGATGACCCTACTATTGAACTTAATGCTGTTGCTACTGGTATTGAATACTTTACCAAAGCAACACCAAGAGAAGAAGTTGAAACGCTTAATTTCTTAAGTAAAGAAGATTATATATGGGATGATAAAAATGGTGTGTTAAAAGATGCATATGCAAATCTTCCTTATGACATCATCAGAAAGTTTTTAATTGAAGGTTGTTGGTATACCAATGATGAAACTGGTGAAGCATTCTTAATGAAAGAATATATTTCTAAGGAGAACGGAATTATCTCAGTATATTCACTCATTGATAAAGATAACTTTATCCGTATTGATGTGAATGAGTTTAAAGTAAATGGGAATTGGAGATGTGTAAGAAGAAGTGAGAAAAAACAACTATTTTATCGTTTAAGTAGAGTAGGTTATCTTTGGAATGATGTAAAGGGTGAATTGGTATATGTTGGTAAATACAATTTGTCAACAGAAGAAATAGATAAATTAACAACAGGTGATTTTATTGTTGATGAAGATACAAATGAAATATTAATTTTTAAAGAACAAGATTATTTTGAAGTGTGTGGTGATAAACTTTACGCATCTTATTATAGACCATGGGCTTCAATGAAACTTGATATGTCAGAACGTATCTCTGTAACTAATAAAAAATATTCAATGTATTCCACAATTAGATATGCAACATTACCAGAGATAAATCATTTTCTTGAGACCCTTAAGGAAAATGGTTATACTTGGAATGATAAAACAAAAGAATTAATAGAAGAAAACAATGAGCATAAGTAGAAACTATATTGAAAGAAAAACCTATGAAGATGAATCTATTAATGGAATGTTTCTAACCATTTTGGACAATTCAGATGAAGTGTATGGGTATTGTATATCTAAAGATAGAAATTATAGTACACTTTACACATATTGTTATTATAAAGTTGAATCTGACTCTTTACGCATTCTTGAAAATGAGGTTGATTTAGAATTTCTTCAATTAGCAATATCATCAACTGAAGAACGTCTTAAAATGTTAGATGCTTTAAGAGCATATGGTTATAAATGGAATTTTCAAAAAAGACAAATAGAAGAATAAAAATATGAATACTACAAATAATAAAACATCGTTATATGATTCTGTAAAAAAGAATGGTAGAATCAATATGGAAAGAAATAATGTTAAGGACAGATTAGATACTATTCCAAGAGGTGAAATACTTACTAGATTGGATAAGTTCGGAGAAATAGTAGCAATCTTTATACATGGTAAAATACTAGAAGGAAGTGGCTTTTTTAATCCTATTATTGCATATTTTCCTTTCGTGGGTTGGTTAAAGCGATGCCCTTCTTTTGAACTTGAGGGCATTAGCACAATTTGTTTTGCAACGCAAACAGAAAAAGAAATTCTCTTTGAACAGATGAAAAAAGAAGGATATATCTGGGATGGATGGAATGTGATAAGAGGTGAGTCTGCTGAAGAAAAGGAAGATGAGGTAAAATATGAGCTAATTAATAAAGAAGGTAAGGTCGTTAACGAATCTCCTGCTGAAGAAGAAGCTATCTTGTCTATGCCTAATAAAAAGAAATGTATAATAGATAAAGCTATTGAGAATAAGATAGCACATAATATTAAAGTAGCAAAAGATATTCTTGACAATACATTACCATATTATGTTATTAATGATAAAATAGAACATTTGGTAAGAACAACAGATAAATCATTAAAAAGAGATTTAAATAACTTCAACTACTTCACAAATAAAGAAGATGTTGATGAAGCAATCAGACGAGTAAAAGAAACTCTAATGAATTTCCAAGAAGAAATACAAAATAGAAATAAATGAGAAAAAAGTATATGGTAATAAATGGATACCAAGATTTGATTACGAAGATGTAGTTTTATCAAAGAAATATCTTTTACCATATATTCTTCCATATACGGAATGTAGAAAAGAAGAAGATAAAAAAGATTATGAATATGTGTCTCCATTTATTTATACTGACTTATAATTTCAAAACTATATGAAAGCAATAATAAATATCAAAAAATATGTCAGAGCCTTCCCAAAATTACAATGGGAAGGTGAAGATGAAACTTTTCAATATGCTATCACTATATTTGGATTAATAACAATTGATAATTTCTCTTCTGATAAAGTTATTCTATTATCTCCAGACAATGAAAAACTTGGTGAATATGATATAATAGAAGATGCACAAGACGATGCTGAATTATGGTATCATAAAGAACTCGTGAAACTATTTGATAAACAATTATCCGATTATAATAGAAATAATAAAAAGCATCAAATATATTATAGCGAATGAAAAATTATATACCTACAATTATATGGATGATATTCATTATAATTATAACACTTATAGTAGGACAAGCACATATATATTGGAATCCATTCTTTATTAAATTAGATTCGCCAGATAATTGTTCTATTCTTATAGGAGTAATTGGAACATGTTATTTGTTTAAAAAAATATTTGAAGTTAAATTATTATGAAACTATATATACCTTACATCGTCAGGGACTGGCGATTACACGGGTGGAGAGGAAGTAAGAACCGACCTTTTGGAAAGCCATTCCTCAGTGAAACCCGAAGCCAATGAGCTAAAGTCTCATTGACAGTCCATTAATAGGATACTAATAAAACGGTAACCTATTTTTTATTTTTATAATTTCTTAACTATAATAATTTGGCTATATCTATTTTTATGCTTAATTTTGCAAGCATAAAAATAGATAAATAGAAGAAAATAATAATAACAAAATAAACAAATAATAAAATTATGCAGTTATTAAAATTATTAGCAAAAGTTCTCTTAATGGTATCTATTCCAGCTTATGTTTTACCATATATTACATTCGCATTGGCATTTGGAAGGTTGGATTGGTTCAACGGAACAAATGAAGTATATGGCACTTTATATACCATAGCAACAACACTTATTTTCATGATAATGTTCACATTTATAATGCCACCAATTATTGAAGCAACATTTAATGATTATGGTCATACAAATGAAGATAATTGTATCAATAACGAAGAAGAAGAAGATGAGGCTATTAACTGTTCTTCAGTTACTAATAAATATTAATAATTTTTAATAAAAACTTGGTAAAGCCGTAGGCTTTATTATATTTTAATTAGATAAGTAAAAAAATATGGTCGTACAGGAAGACCGCAAGACATTCTATGACGACTTATGCAAAGACATAAGTTCTCACCTGTTGTCACACAAGGACATAGATAATGCTATGTCAGAGTGTGATAACTCTTCCTGTGCAATGGTAGCGAAATCATGGTTCTCGATAAAACAAGTTACAGCCCACAACAAGAACTCACAGAAGACTTACTTGCAACCTTGCATGTCTTCTCATGCAGAATGCATGGTCTCAGAAGCTATACAGACAAAATCAAGACGGATAAGGATTTATCCGACACCGCAGCAAAAGCAGCTCTTTAAGCAGTGGATAGGTGTGGGTCGAAAAGTGTACAACACCTGCATTAATCACTTTAAAGAGAAAGACATTCCCTTTAAAGGTTGGATGAATATGAGTACTTTGGTCTTATCTGAACTTACAGAGGACTATATAAAATCTGTACCATATCAGATAAAGAAAATTGCAGTTAAGGACTCTTATACAGCACGGCAAACTAACTGTAAGAAAACAAAGCAGTCTGGCAAACCATTTAAGTTGAGTTATAAAAGTCGTAAGAACCCAGTGCAAAGTTGTTATATACCGAAAACTGCGGTGTCAGAGAGTGGGATTTATCACACAATTAGTGGAAAACTAAAGTTCTCTGAAAGAGAGTGGCTAAAGAATGATATCTGCGATTGTCGCCTTATTAATGACCACGGAAGATGGTATATTTCCGTACCTCAGAAGATGAAAACAATGCCGACCGAAAACCAAGGTGGTATTGTTGCCTTAGACCCTGGGGTTAGGAATTTCCTTACCTACTTCAGTGAAGATGGACGATTTGGATGGCTCGGCATACATGCCTTTGATAGAATACTGAAACTTAACCTTAAGCGTGATAAGCTGCTTAGCAAATTGGCACTCACCAAGGATAAGAGGAAGAAAGGTAAGTTAAAGCGCACATTGAACAGGACGTACCACAGAATACATGACTTAGTTGATGAGTTGCACTGGCAGTGTATAAATTACCTTGTACACAATTTCTCAGTTATAGTATTCCCTCCATTCGAAGTGAAATGTATGACAAAGAAAGGACGTAAACTAAGAAAGAGTGTTGTACGCTCTATGCTTTCTCTCCGTTTCTTTGAGTTTAAGGAAAGACTGAAACAAAAGTGCAAGGAGTGTGGCGTTATGCATATTGAACAAAATGAATCGTACACAAGCAAGACCAACAGTTTTACTGGTGAGTTAATGACGAAATTAGGTAGTAAAGAATGGTTTATGTATGATGGAATTAAGGTCCCTGTGGACCTTAATGGTGCCCGTAACATATTAATACGGGCGATGAGAGATAGCTCCGCTGCAGGTTGAAATACCTGCGGATGATTAGTAACAAGGCTGACATTATTGTCAGGATTTGTTAACGAACAACTATCGGAATACTAATAATTGTCTTCTCAGCCTCTATAATACCTGCAATGGTACTGATATACATAATCAGTGAAATAAGCCCGTACAGGACACTATATGCATTCTATCCATGGTTATACTTTGTAAATGTAAATGGATTCATTATTAGATACAAAAATTATATTCTGAACGAAAAAAAATAAAGTTATGAAATTTGCAATATTCTTATCAGTGGTAACAAGCATACTTTTGGGCATTTTAATATGTGTTATAATTGACTATGCATGTCAAACTTCATTTCAATCATTAATAGCTGCTATTGGAATTATGATAATAGTACTCCTAATGGGTATTGAAAGTAAAATAGATAAACTACTAAATAAAAAATAAAGTTATGAAACATTATATTCTTAATTGTATATGTGCAGCATTAATAACATTACTATTTACATTATCGTTTAAGTTTACCCCATATCAAACTCTTATTTTATACTTTGTAATGCTGACAAGTTTTGAAATAAGAAATTTTATTGATAACTATAAAAACAATAAAGAAAAATGAAAAAAACATTATATATAATTTTTAAATTTTTGTTTTGTATTTTCGCTTCAATGGTATTATCTAAACTATGGGCAAATACCAATTTTGAAATAGGTGTGATTACATTGCTAACATTTATTTATGTCTCAATATTAGACCTAAAAGATTAATCCTATATGAAATATATCTTTAGTAAAATCATGATAGGAGTATTTTTATTCCTAACAATTGGAATACTAATAAATAATTTAATGGATACCTATTCTACAACAATAGACTCTTTTCCATTAATACTCTTTATTTGCTTTGCATTTACTCTTATTGCAATATTTTCATACGATATATTAATCCTATCGGAAAATATTGTGTTACTCAATAGAAATATTGAAATAAAGGAAAATAATAGTACTTTAACAAATGAAGATAGACATCTAAAATATATTATTTATTT